ATACCTTTCATACTCTCCAAGCAATCCTCATTGTAAATTATGTTTAATTCCAAGGCGTTTGTCCTCCGAGCCTATCTTGTAATCTACGCAAGGCTGATATACATCTGCGATCTGCTGTAGATGTAGCACACTCTAGGTATTGTGCTATCTGTTGCAGAGTAAAACTATCGTGGTATCTCATCTGTAGTATGGTCTTATCCTCTTGCTCTAGCTTTAGATAAGCCTTCTTAATATCTATTAGGATCGCTAGTAGGTTGCCACCTTCAGCAGGTGTTGACTGCTTACGAGGTGTGCCATCGTTGATCATCTCTTGTGCTTGCTCTAATACTGTGCCATCTACTACTGAAGATATAACAAAGGGTATTAACTGAGCGATAGTTGTTGTGTCATAGAAGGCTTCATCAGTTGTCTTATACCCAGCCTTACGAGCCTTCTCTTTACGAGCAAACCGTTCAGCCATTCGTTGCATCTGGTATGCAATTCGTCTTTCATTTTGTTCACGCTTGTTAGCATCAGGTTCATTTAATAGATCAACAAACTGTTGCCCTCTACCAATAGCCCAGAGAAAACACTCCTGCTTTATATCTGCTAGATCTACCCAACCTTTAAACTTTCTAGAGATTACATAAGATACAGATGGAACTAACTCGTATAGAGTTGGATGTAATTCTGGTGTCATTCACAATCCAGTGTTGGAACCTCAGGCCACTTACCATCTAGTACCATAATTGCAATAGCTGAGTAATTAAGTAGATCCATAAAAGAATCCCGTAATGATTCATTACTAGGATTAACATTGCTATCTACTAGATTATTAATGCGAGCAACCTTGTCCCACATACGAACTCTTAGTCCGTTGATCGGACCGCCAGGAGATCTTGCAATATTTAACGGACCGTAATCGTGGTGCTTTGCAATAAGTAAATTACCAGCAGCATCCATAACACGCCACATATCAGTAATGAACTCATCATCTACTCTCGTGTTGGTGGTGGTGCGATCTCTATTGTGTTCTTCTCGTGATTGATCTTGATGATATAAATCCCCAAGGCTGCCAACCATTCTGCTAGTACCGTCAGGTCTGAGTTCTTCATACATTTGGCACCCCTATTGTCCGTTTTGTCTCATCTATACCCTTTGCTAAGTATAAATCATTGAGGTCCATTCCAGCAGGTAGCGACACGATAGTAGAGTTACTCACCTCCTGCGCTACCATCCTTGAAAACTCTGCTCCTGGATTAGAACCATCCTCTTTAACATCATTATCACCAACAATATAAACCCTGCCATACCCTGAAAACATCCTTGTAAAGTGGGGTTTCCAAGCCTGTACTCCTGGCACTCCAACTGCCGGTATACCTAAGATTGCAGATGCAACAATAGTATCTAGCTCACCCTCACAGATTGCTATGTACTCACTACTAATAATAATATCGCTGACATTATAGAGATGGCCCTTCTGCCCTAGTGGTGCTCCATACTTAGGCTTGCCCTCATCTAATCTTCTAAACTTAAAGCCAACACAGTGTCCCATTGCAGTTAGGTAAGGTATAGATAACCAACCTTGATAGTTCTCGTGGGTTGCAAAAGGTTGCATAATGGTACCAAGGTGGTACCGCCGTGCTATCTCCTCAGAGATCCCACGATCTGCGAGAAACTTTATTGCTTCCTCGTTTAGATCCTTGCTGTATTGCATTGCCGCTTCCAGCGAGGATTTCAACTGCACGGTTGAGAGCATCCTTAAACCCCATATTCTCTTTAATAATAACAATGTTTACTGCGTTGCCACCTTTACCGCAAGTGTGGCAGTAATACAAATTGTCCTTTGTATTAATTACCGCACTCCTTCTGCTGTCATTGTGTAGTACACATCTAACAGAACAAGCTCTACCTTCTCTTACCTCACCGCCATAGTGTGAAACTATTACACTTATGGAGATTGCGTTTGCATCAGTGGGACCTTTATACCTTCTCTTTTTACCCACCCTGGACCAGTCTTGTGTTGACAAGCGCAGTCTCCTTTACATTCTTTATGTAGAACCTCAGACCTATTGTAATTGTCTTTGAGATTTTCCTGCCCTGCTGACCTACAAGTTAAGCAAATCATTTCTTATCCTCCAACCACTGTGTTAGATCCTGTATAACCCAAGCCTTATCTATTCCTGCGTTCCTTCTTTTGAATAGTACATAAGAAAAAGGCCTATCAACACCACGATGCTTAGCATAATTAGTAGCCTCTGTTTGCGCTTCATCCCAGAACTCCTTTAGATTTAAAGTCTTAGTATTCTTTAACTCAAAGATGTAGGTTTCACCGGCAACCATAACTACTAGATCTCCCTCATCCTCTGCTCCTGATAAGCGCAAGCGTTCAGCTACTGCGCCCATCTTTCTAAACCATTTCATTGCATCAACCTCAAACTGAGCACCTTTAGTCTTGTTATACTTGGCTGACATTTAGACCAGCATCCCTTCTATACATCTGACCTAGTGCATCAGCATCAGATATCTGACAGACACTATAGTTAACAAACAAACCAGTATGGTCTGAACCATCTGCTGTATGTGGACCAAACCTATTCTTAACTGCTGCTACTTTAAGTATATTATTTAATGGATCAAAACCTAAAGTAAGTATCAGTGCTGGTAGTTGAGATACCTTACCGTGAATAGCCCTACGAGCAGGCGGTAATGTGGTCTTGCCATACTCTGATTGCTCAGAGACGTGGTGTAGTACCATCACACAGGCTTCAGTCTTGCGAGCCATATCGTGGAACTCCACCATAATAGCTCGCAGACCTGCCCATTCATTATCTGACTCGGCAACCACATTCATCAGGTTATCTATAACAATCAACTCTGGTGGTATTCCATACAGTTCAACATAAGCCTTAACCTCTAACTCAATATCATCTAGTGATGGTGATGAGTCAAAGACAAACTGTATGTTCTCCATATCGGAAAGATACTTATCGTAATAGTGACGGCTATTATTTAGATTAGCTTCCACCAGTAGTTGACTGTGTCCTGATAGGTGAGAGGCTGCTCTCATCATCACAGTTGGTGTATCAGTATCGGCTGAGAAAAACAAGGTTGGAACCTTTGCTTTAACTGCATAGATAAGAGCAAACATACTCTTACCAGCATTAGGTGCAGCAGCAACCATACATACCTGACCTCTACGGAACTTGATTTGCTTCTTAGCAAGATCTTTCCATACGTCAGGTAGTGGTGTTGCATTGGTATTGCTACCACGCCACGCCCTAGTAAGATTTAGCAACGTATTCCTCTCTCGGTAGAACTATTCCTCTTTGCCTTCTGATATATTTTCTTTTGGCTGCGGTGATACCACCCCAAGTGCCAAACCGTTCCTTGTTGATTCCCCATTCTGCACACTCTGCAAGGTGGGGACAAATCTTGCAAACGTTTATAGCCTGTTGAGTGTGGACTCTATCTCCATCCTCTACTTCAGGAAAGAAAAACTCCACACCCACTTCGGCACAAGCTGGGTTCTCATAGTTCCAGGGAACCCGCATAACTTATCTAATCCAGACGGTATCGCACTTGTCTGTGGCACCCTTAGGTGCAGCGCACATCCAACCTTTCCAAGGACCCTTCTGTCCTACGCCTGAACGAAACGCCATTGAACCGTGCTTACAATCAGGTGCAGTTGCATCTGTTGCAGAGACAGTTGTTGCGCCTAATGCTTTCTTAGCATAGGCGATTGATCCACCATTTGATTGTGGAGTTGTACCTAATGTGGTACCAGTAGTTGTTACTAGTGTTGCTAGGTCAGCTATTGAAGTTAGAGATGTCTCTAGTTCAGCCTGACTTGTTGCATAAAGATTTACTAGAGTTCCATCAGATAACTTATAGTTAATCTGGAACTTAGTGCTTTCCGGTGCAGCCATTACTTACCTCCAGTATGTTTGACAGATAATCTTATTGATTCCTGTCCCTGTTTTTTTGGTACAAAGCCGAGAAGTTTCTCAACCTCTTCGGCATCTACTGATTCTCTACCACTAATGGTGCTCCAAGTAATGGATACACCACTGTTAGTCTGACCAGTAAATCCTTCTAACGCTGTCTTTAATGAATCTCTTTCATTAGACAGTTCCTTTATCTTTGCATCAAGTTGTAAATATTTCAAAGCGGATGTGTCAACCTCTGGGTTGTCTATGAATATCTCACCCTCTTTGATACGTTCTTTTTTTATACCAACGCATCCCATCTCGCCACTCTCATCAAAGTACTTGCAATAGGATTTGCAGTAACTCTGATCACGCTCAGGCTCTGGTGCATCTGCGCTCTCTTTGATAGCAGCAAGCCAGTTAAGAGCTTCCTCTGCCATCTTTGGATCATATGGTTCGCTATGAACCTTAACATCTCTTTCATCACCATCACGGGCGATGGCTACTAGATTGACAGTTTTAGGACTCCCCTTGCCTGACTTATCAAGTAAGTAGCCATACACCTGTACTTGCCAACGCTGTTGTAGCGATGGAAAGTAGGATAGATTTTTAACCTTAACGGTTTTCCAATCTATCACATCTCCTGTTTCAGGTATATATAAATCTATGTGTGCTTTCATTCCATTGTACTCAACAGATGTTTCAACCCAGTACTTCTCACTCTTTGGATCTGCAACTGTAATTGCTTCTTCAATAGCAGAGTGAATAGCTGTACCCATAATGGCAGCCAACTTCATCTCATTGTCATTGGTTTCAGGTTGATCGTTAAGACGATACCAAACCTTACGCCGGCAACCACCTAACTCTGATGGACCTATCTGTGTCTGTTTAGATCTAGCCCTACCAGCATCCTTAGCTCGTAGTACCTCTAACAGTAATTCTTTTGGATCTGTCATATTGACATCCATCCTATATACCCTGCATCAGGGTTGTCTAGTAACCATTGCTGTCTCATTTTGTTTTGTTCCTCCCAGTTAGTATCGCTACTTGCATTAACCTTTAATCCTTCTTCATAACCTTTTTCATATGCCTCTGTTAAAGCAAACTTAATTGTCTTGTGCATAACTCCTACTTAGTAAATTGTGTCTTGACACTGACAGTGCCACCACACCAGATGTTGTATTGTATCGCTATATTGATAGCCTTTTTTGCAGCACTTGATGCTTTAGCGTGAGTCTTTGTATCACCATCTAGTGCTACTAAAGCACCCATTGCTAAAGAGCCACCAGAACCTATACCGTATAGACCTCTATCATCTCGCATATAACCGTAGTCATCACTGATCTGATAAAGATTTCCATTAAAACAAACTAAAGCATCCCAGCCTGAATCATCATCAGCTTTACCTTTAGGATTAGGATCATAACCTGCATCAGTTAAGGCTTGTTTAATAGATGGTAGAACTCTGATCATCATAAAGCGATCAGGATCTTGAGTCTTTAATACCTTAGGCGGTTGCCATAAGTTATTTAATATATCTCCAGCGAGTGCATCACCAGCAACAGCAATTAAGTATTCATTAATCTTAACAATTTTATCGTAGCCCTTAGCAACGTAAGGTCTATCTGTATAGGTAGTCATAGAGTCAGCAGCAATAACTGCCCAACCCTTACCTTGAATACCAACTATTGCCGTCACTGCATACTCCTTTTATCTTGGATTAATTGTAGCACCGCCCGTAAAAAATACTGGGATGTAAAGGCAACACGCCGTGAGTGCGATCCTTTCGGATTACTAGATCGGAAATGTGTACCATATGAGCCAAAGGCGAATTACAGATACGGTAACCAACCAAGGCGGCGCTGAAAGCGCCGAGGCGACTGACCACAGGAAGGAGCCGACCTGAGCAATATGTTCCGTCTACCAACCCTGCGAAAAAATAAAGAGAAACTACCAGATAAATTCGGTACGGACCTTAGGTCCTTAGGACCACTACACGCTTGTCCTTGTGGCTCTAAAGTATTCTCTATCCTAGCTACCTTTGATAACTTTGAGATCTCCTGGTATATGTTAGATGCAACCTGTGCTAACTGTGGTAACCTAATAATTGTGCCTTGTCCGGTAGATGATCCCGCTAGGGAAATTTAGGGCATAAAAAAAGAGGGGCGCAGTTAAGCGCCCCCCTTATATTGCCTCGCAGTAAACTAAATTACTCGGCTCCTACGCCGTACTCTTTTTCAGTCTTGTCTGCCCACTTAGCCAGTGGACCAGCGATTGAACCAATCAAGATTGCATACTCTGGTGCAAGATCTGCAGCAAGTGCAAGACCCATAGTTACTGCTGATGCTAATACTGCCCGTAGATAAGACTTAAATGCAGCCTTAGTCTTTGGGTCTTTTAACTTGTCAATTAGTTTATTCATATCCATCCTTACGGGCGAACTACACCCATTACTAGAGAGTATGGTCGTTTCCTAAGATACACACCATCCCCGTTTGATTGACTGCCTTTGGAACCACTGCTTGTATTACCCTCAATTACTTGAAGGTACTTCAACCTAGTGTTATTCCATTTGACAATTCCAACGTGGTCAGGCTCTGCATCTTTATCAAACTGGAAGAAAACAATATCTCCAGCTTGCGCTTGACCTATTGGAATCATCTTGTTCTTATTGATAAACCACTTCAGTCCAGCATCACAGGAGGCAAAGCCTTTCTCTCCTTGTGCTGTAATCTTATTACCTAAATTCGCTTTGTTAAATACCCAAGATACAAACATCGCACACCAAGGTTGGTTGTTAGCACCATACCACTTGCCATACTTGTTATCATTATTGCCGGTCTCTCTGTTGCCTATCTCAGCCTTTGCAATCTCTACTACGCTCATCTTGTTAGCGCCTCCTTTACTAGATCTGTTAAGAATTGAACCTTCTCCTCTAAACGGTTGACCTGGTCCTTGACACTTGATCCACCATTCGGTTTAAGTTCAGACAAATAGTATTTAACTAAGTGTCTTACTGTTAACGCTAGTGTTCCAATAAGTGTCGTTACTGCTACGGCAAGTCCTGCCCATTCATTAGGAGTCATAAGTCCTATACCAATCTGATAGTAGCAATCAACATTCCACCATATCCGGAGAATCTTCTATCGCTAGGAGTTTTATTTATAAAGTCAAGCTCTTCAATTAATCCAATGTATGACTCACCAGTTCTAAAGTCTTCAACTCTGACGGTATCGCCATTGTTTTCAACAGCCTCTAGCTGGCTCATACGGTCATATGCTGACCCTTCATACCCAACCTCTACGCCCATATTGTCACTCTCGTGGTCATAGCAGAACAGAGGGTATTGAATTAATCTTTGACGAGGCACTGCAGGCAGTGACTTGAGTTGGTATCCAGTAAATAGTGGACCCTTAGATGAATCATTAGATGATCTAGTTAAAGTAAATTTAAAGCCTAGATACTCTTGTGCTCCTACTGGGTATGGAATACCAATCTCTTGAACTGTTCCCTCTTGTGCAAAGGAACCAATATTATATTCAGTATCATCATAGGCAATAGATGAGATGCTTAAAGCACCATCTGTAGTATCTATTCTAGGATTTAATAATTTAAACAA